CTAATGTTGCCATTATATTTTCCTCATATTAAAATTTTTCATATTATATCTTCCCATTTTCGATGCTCATTTTCCCATACATCATTAAGATTAGTAGAGTTCCACATATCCCTTGCAAGACGAGCTGTTTGAGTAACTATTGAATGTAATGTAAGTCTTAAAGCTAGCATTATACATATCCTAAGTAAGCAATTACCTTACCACTATCTAATTTAAAACCATCCCATCTTCCAAATATAGTCATACCTTGTGGGAATACTTCACTGCCAGTTACAGCTCCACCATTAGCATCAATAGTTGTACTCGCATTATTATCATCAGGCCATAATCCAGCAGTACTTGCGACTAAACCTTCAGAACCAGCATCAAAAGTAGTATCCTCAAGAAATTGTATCGCTACAAACTTTGTTCCAGTTACACCAGTAGTAACAGCATTTGTCGTTCCTGTTACTAATATTGAACCAGCCTGACCTAAAAATTCTCTTGTATATAACGCTCCAGTTGGGTCTAATGCTAACGCCCCAACATCTCCATCATCTAAAGTTCTTACGCTTGCATCATGTCGACCACCAGTCAATACAGGATTGCCAGCAGCTGCATAATCTTCAGCTACATCTCCAACAACTTCAATAGTATTTGTAGAAGCAGGTAAACTAACAATATCTACATTACCAATATTATTATCACCAGCTGCTATTGATAAAACATCTACATCGCCTATATTATTAGTACCAGCTGGAAGTGATTCTCCAAATTTAATATCACCAATATATGTTCCATCTGATTGAGCTGAAATAGCAACCACATCAACTTGCATTTGACTACCATCAACAGCTCCTTCAATAGTCTCTACAGCCCCTTCTATTTCGCTTAAATGACTTGTAGCTGTTGAACCTAAGTCTACTGTACCATCAACCGTTATTGTATTACCACCATCGTGAATATGAATAGAACCATCAGTTTCCATAGCGATTGCACCAGCATCATTAGCATTTACAGATTGAGTACCTGCAAATCCCATCATCATCATACCTTTATGAGTTCCTAATGTGAAAGCTGCGTCGTCAACATGAACAGCATCTGAGCTTCCACCGCTAGCTATTTCTACATATAAAGCACCAGAAGCGTTCATTTGAAACGGAACATAATCTCCATCATCTCCACCTAATTCTGCTAATACATCATTTCGTACACCTAATACAAAATTACCAGTATCCTCGTGAGTATGCGCAGAATCCTCTGCATACTCTGCTCCTGCTACAACATCTACCTGTATTGCAGTCTCTGCACTATTAAGAATCTTATTTAAAAGTTCTTTTGTTTGATATTTTGGAAAAGCCATAATATACTCCTAAACCTCCACCACCGCCTCTAGGGCTATCTTAAATCTGCTGGCATAATTCTTCTTGGGGCACCAGTCTTATCCCGTTTTTTCATACCATATCTTTTAATGGATTCATTCCATTTGCCTTCGTGTGATCTTGCCATACTCATAGCAACAGCAGATGCGTTGCTATCAACAGACACACCAGCCTTATCTTGGTACAATCTAAATTTTACATAATCTATTAATGATGAGTGCATACTATTATCTATGTCTGGAGTATCTGTAATTGCTGATACAGCGTTAGGTTCTCCAGTATAATGTATTAACACTCCATTTGTTACTACTTCATCTATAGGTTTATAGTCTCCTAACCTTTGATGAATAGTATCATTATCACTCCCATTTGTAGTAACTATTGCTAAATGGTCTCCAGTAATAAACCAAGCAATAAAATCTTCTGGATTATTATAAGTACTTGCCATTAGTCTATATCCATTGTTTGTATTTCGTTATTAAGCAATCTAGGTATTTTTACATAATCACCTTTTGAGTCCATAAAATCAACCCTATATACTTTATTTATCTCTACACCAGCATTAGAATCACTTAATGTATACCATTGCTGGTCTGCTACAGTTGTTAGCTTTGCATACTCAATTTTACTATTATATTTACCAAGCTCAACTAATGCCTCATTAACTAAATTCATAATATAATTTTCTGGCGCTTCTGGAAACGCTTGTCTTACTCTAGATATAATTTTTTTAACTGTTAAGCTATGTACTGCCATTAGTCAGAATCCTTTCCAAGTAATCCAATTTGTTTCCATGTTCTTGTTTCATCTTCCCAATCATTTGTAGTCATATCGTTCCAAGAGCCTGGTATTATCCAAGATACACTAGTAGGTAGAGTAACTCCAGTCCAAGATGGAGAAGTATTTAAAGTGACTCCAGTCCATAATGCTCCAGTAAAGGTAAGCGTAGTATTTGAATTACTTGCTGTTGCTTTTTTTGTTAATTCAAAAGTAGTAGAATTGGTAATAGAGCTAACTCTAGAACTAACTGGAATACCTGTTCCAGAAACATTCATTTCTGCTTTAATAGCGCTTGTGCTATCCATTGTAATGGTTGCATCTCCACTAGTAGTATCACAGGTACTATCTGTTGAACTAGGGTAAGGAAGAGTAACTGCAGTCAATGCCATTATGCATCATCCAATATTGCGGCTACTTGAACCACTACTGTTGCAGTTCCTTGTGCAGTAGAATACCCATAAGTTCCATCCATAGTACAAGACCTAGCGTGTAAATCAGCTACTGTTGTATTTTGAGGTTTTAAAATAATCATTTCTCCAGCACCAACTATATTTACACCTTTTAAATTGTAAGCAGCTGTACCAGTTATTAAATCTATAGCAACCCCTTCAGTAGCAGTGCTAGATAAATTTTTAATACAAATCCATTTAACAGAATCACCAGTTGCTACTTGAGTCGATGACCCAAGATATGAATCACCTGTATCTAATAAATCTGTACTAGCTGTTTGGTCTACCGAAACTTCAGCAAATACCCATTTATCGTTTGTATCTTTTGGTTCGTAGTCTAGTATTCCAGACATAGAAGATTTTATTTCATCTAAAAAAATTGAGGAAGATGTGTTTCCTGAAGCTTTATCTGCCATTTTAAGCACCTCTCATAATCTGAATACCCTTATCGTAATCAGTTTGTAATTGTTGACGTTGACTAACAAACCATTGATAATCAGTAATTTGTTTTTGCAACTTTAAATTAAAATTTTGAACCTCAGCAGACACTAATTCTTGATAGCGCTGTAGGTCAGCTCCAAATTTTTGAAGCTTATTGCTATTATCTGAAATAATAGCTTCCATTTGTTTTATAGCATTTTGAATATTTAAAGCTTGGTCTTGTTGTTTATTAGACTGAGAAACAGAAAGTCTAGCTCTAAATTTTTCTATTTCAGCTTGTAATTCTTGATTTACCCTAGTAACTTCTTCTTGAAATTCCATTTGATATATAGAGCTTTCTTTATTAAACTCTGCTTGTTCGTTTGCAAAATGAGCATTAACAGTCGCAAGCTCAGATTGAATTTTTTGAACTGCTGAACCCATTAATTCAATATCTTCATTTTGTAATGCTGTTGTAGCTTGACCAATAGAAGTTGATACACTAGGTTTAGTAAAATTAGGAGCATTTGCACTAACATCTATTTTAGCTGGGACTGTAATAAGGTCAACTAAAGCATCCTCATTGGTTGCGTCAGTATAACTAACAGTAGTTATGCCTAATAGAGTTGGTATCGCTGGCAATGCAATATCTCCTGGTAAAGAGCTAGACTTAGAAGCCATATTCTGCTGTAATGCTTTTATTGCAGCATATAAAATAACTAAATATTCATACTCGTCTGGAAAATATGTAATACTTTCAGCGCTACTTGCGTCTATTCTATTTCCCCCAGAACCAACTTGACTATAAGTAGGCATAGAAACCATCAACCCATTACCATTTGGAAATATATTTATCTTACCATCTTGTATATAATAAGCTGGGTCTGATGTAGTAGCAAAGTGCATATCTGAAGAATCTTGTATTCTACCTCTATCTCTAGCTAAAACCAATCTACAAGGCTGGTCTATCGTTCCATCATTTCTAAGTACGTGTAATATCTTATGACCCTCAGATGGAGTTGTTCCATCAACTACAGCCGTTTCTTTTGCTACTCTTTCCATTACAGAACGAGGCATAGCGTTAATAACCTCATTAGCTCCTTCTGTTATAAAAGAATCTAATGCAGTCTCATCGCTAAATGCTCCTACTAAATCTACTACTTGTACGCTAAACGTTGCCATTTATTAATATCTCTTTGCTTTTGAGTTACTTTTCTTCTTACTTGCTTTTTTCTTTTTCTTTGCCATTTTTTTTGGCTTTTTGTACATCATCTGATCTACCCTTTCCTCCAGTCATTGTTCGACTAGAAACAGTTTTTAAACCTTTGCCAAACTTACCCATCTAATCCCCATTTCTGATTTCTCATCTTATCAATACTTTTATCCATATCCATAGTATTAAATTCTATATCACTTCTTTTAGCTATATC